ATGTACACTCGCTTAACATCACAAAATGGTGTATTTAGAATACCGCCAATTCAACGTAGAAATGACAAAGAATTAGATATGGCTATCGCTGATCTTGAGAAAAGGGGATTTATTTTGGTGAGACGTGGTAAAATACCTAGTCAATCTAGGAGTGATCAAACATACCGTCGAGTTTGGGCGATTATGGAGAGATATAAGTTTTAAAGAATAAATTAAAAGGATCACTTANTATAAAAGTGACCCTTTAAGGTAATGAAGAAGAGGCTTTGTAAAGTTAAATCACTTCACATTATATACTATGATTTGTGAGTTAACTGAAATAGCCGTGTACCTATATTATAGATAGAAAAACAAAAGCNTACGGCTTGGTAAGTCCCTTTAATGTTATTACGATAATCAAATTATAGCATAAGGGGGCAATCTTATGGCAGGGCAAGGGCAAATTGTAGACGTAGAATATTTAGTGA